GTGATGGTCGCGGTTCGAGGTGGTAAGATGAAAACTAAAGGTGAATTGCTGGCTGAGCTGTACTCCAAAGGGTCTTCTCGGGGTTTGTGCCCCGATTGGCTGCGGCACATGCTGCGTCTGATCGAAAATGCCCCTGAGTGAGTCGGAGCTGAAGGGCATCTATGGTGAGTATCTGGAGCACTCAATCAGGTACTACATCTACGATGCCCCGGTGGTTGGTGATGGGTATTATGACGAGTTGTGTCAGATACTCATGGCCAACTGGGGGAACTTTGAGCACCGGTATAAACACCTGTGCTGTGAGTCTGCACTAGCGGCAGGCTCGGGGTTCCAAATCGCTGAAAAAGACGTAGCCCCCATAGCTTGGTTATGTAGGCATACTACACGTCCACTTAAAGAGGTATTCAATGAACGGAGAGGTATTAGTGTTTCCTCTGGACACACCGAACCAGAAGGTAGTCGACCTGAAGCAGTACCTAGCGGCGCAGAAGTCGCTGGAGATGCTGCAACGTGAGATCGACACAGCGGCAGAGCAAGGATATGGCCCCGGCTATGTCCAAGAGCTGCAAAAGCGGGCCACAGAGTGCCGTGCTATCATTGTCAAGACTCAGGAGAAGTACGGGTCGGAATAATGAAGATTCTTTCAATCGTTGGAGTATGCGAAAAGTGTAAGAACCGAGCCGAACTTGGGACAGGTACTCTCTGTTTCTGGTGCGACCGATGAAGATCATTGGTGATACTCGGTGCCCCAGTTGCACCTCAATGGGTGGAGATTCCAAGGGTAACCACCTAATCCTCTTTGAGGGGGACCAAGGTGAGAAGTTCGCGAAGTGTCCGAAGTGTAGGCACTACGAGAAAGACCCTAGCTCCTTGCCTGTCAACAAGAAGAAGGAGTGGAATCCAGATGAGCTTAAGAAGCGGCTGGACGAAATTGGGACGTATCCGACTCGGAACTTGGACGCTCGTCGCATTCCCGACTGGGTTTGTGATCATTTTGGCGTTGTTGTCGGCCTTAGTACTAGCAACGGAAGTGACGTTGTTGAGCACTACTACCCACGTCGAAACGCCGAAGGAGAAATCCAACGGTACAACGTGCGAGTGTGTGACCCAAAGGCGTTCTACTCCATTGGTCCTCAAGCCGGCGCCCTAGCGTTCGGTGCAGAGCACCTCAACAAGAAGGGTGTACGAACCCTCAAACTCTGGATCTTCGAGGATGAACTCTCGGCGATGTCTGGGTACTACGTAATCAAGCAGCAACTTGCAAACTCTGAAGAGACTCGGGAAACATTCCCGGCCTGCATTAGCTTGCCTGCTGGTTCCGGTACAATCGTTCAGTGCTTACAGTGGCTGATCGACAACGACTACACCGATAAGTTCGAGGAGATCGTGTATGTCCACGACAATGATCGTGCGGGTTACGACTCGTATGAGACTGGTCGGGCGTTCCTCCCTACGTTGCATGGTGTAACCACGCAGCTCAAGGATGCCAACGACATGCTCATGGAGGGCCGTCACAAGGAGCTATTCCGTGTCCTCTCACGAGGTACGAGAGTTCGTTCCCCTGATGGTGCAGCAACGGTGTCTGACGCTATGCGGGACGCCGAGGTAGTGTTGGAAGAAGGTTACTCCCTGCCGTGGCAAGGCCTAACGGATCTTGTAAAGGTCCGCTGGGGTGAACTATGGGCAGTAGGTGGCCCCGTAGGTGGTGGTAAGACAACCCTTGTCCATGCCATCTGTGCTCACTTCATCAAGGAGCATAAGATACCTACGGCGTGCTTCATGATGGAGGAACGGATCGGCAAGACTCTGATCAATGTCAGTACGCAGTTGACCAGAACCAAGACGGTGGGCTTCGAGAAGGAACGACAGCAGCAAGTGAACGAGACTTATAATCTCGACGAACTGTTGCACCTCTGGAAGAATAAGGGTCAGAACGACTGGGATAACATTGCCCAGTGTATCAGATACTATGCCAGCGTCCACGGCGTCAAGCTGTTCTTCGTAGACAACATCACTGCACTTACCAACACCCTGAGTTCCTCAGAGATCAACACAGAGGTTGCACGAATTGCTACCGAGGCACATGGCCTCTGCGATGAGTTGAACATCTGTATCATGATCCTGTCTCACCTGAATCCGGCACAATCCGGCAAGAGTCACGAGGCAGGCGGTCAGATCTATCCGGTGCAGTTTACTGGTGGACGAGGCCTCATGCGTTGGTCTGAGGTGATGATAGGGTTCGAACGGAACATGTATGCGGACGGTGATGAGAAACATTACTCCCGTATCCGTGTCCTAAAGGACCGAGAAAATGGGAAAACTGGCTTTATTAACACCCGGTACGATCCTGAAACCGGAGGACTTGACGAGCACGACCAAGACATTCCAGATACTGGACCGGAAGTGGAACGCTTCTGACGTCGTGGTGAGTGACATTGAGGGGGACAACCTCCTCTATCGTCTCAAGAAGTTCCATTGTGGGGTCGTGTTGAACCCCTTCACGCTGGAGGAGAGCATCTATGTACCAGATCAGAGCACCCAATACCTTAAAGAGTTGGACAAGTTCGGTGTGGTTGTGGGTCACAACTTTCGTGGCTTTGACCTTCTTGCACTTGCCAAGCTATTTGATTATCGCTACCACGGGTTTTGCTTCGACACCCTCGTGTTGTCAAGGCTGCTCAACCCGGAAAGGCTGCTGCACTCGCTCGAAGGGTGGGGACATCAGCTAAAATTCCACAAAGGTGAGTACAAGTCCGCGTTTAAGGCACGAGTCCTAGCCAGTGGTGGCAAGTACACAGAGGGTATGGAGTGGTTGGAATTTAACCAAGACATGCTCGACTATTGTGTGCAGGACGTCCGTCTAAACGCGGTGCTCTTCCTCTACTTCATCTCTCGGCTCGGATGGTACGAGTGGTTTGGGGTGACGAAAGAGGAATGCGACCGCTGTTCCCTCGCAATCCGTAAAGGGGACATCAAGAGGATTAGCTAATGCAAATGGGTGAAGATGATATCAGCCGAGAGATTCGGATGAAGCGTGAGAAGTCTGTTCGAGAAGCACATGAACAGGCTCTTGTAGAACCTTACAAGAAGGAGATCGCGAGGCTTGAACGTGTCATCCGGGGGTTGCGTAAGCAGTCCCAGATTGATGATAACTACGGCCCGATTCATCGTCCGTTCTCATCATGAGTAAAGTCTCTGAGATGTACGCCAAGGACATCCAAAAGATGGACATTGAGGCGTGGGATGGTGGTCCATGTGTCGGGAAGAAACGCCTGTACAAGGACTGCTGGGTGGTCGGTGGAGAGGAAGGGGTGATGGCCACGTGTCGTCAACCCCGTGAGTCATACTCCGATCTGATCTATGTGTTGAACGGTGATGACGGCAACTGGTGGGTCACTGAGTGCTTCGATGAGGCTTGGCTGGCTGCACGTATTGCCGTCCTGCGGAGGGTCCAAGATGGCCTCGGTAAAACGTAAGAAGGGTAGGAACTATAAACGTGAGCGTGAACTTGCGATTCGGCGCGGTGAGACTGGTGCCGGTTCATCGTCTGGCGATGCGACTCGGCATCGAGCACGCCGTAAGGTGGAGAAGAAACTTGGACGACAACTCGGCCCCACCGAAGTGGTGGATCATAAGAAGCGTCTGCGTGATGGCGGTTCTAACGATAGTTCTAATCTACGCGTTCGTTCTCTTAGCAGCAATGCAGCTGACGGCGGACGTGTGGGCGATGCTTCGAAGAAAGGTAAGAGGGTTAAAACAAAGAAATGAGTGAATGTCCTGAATGCGGGATGCAAAGTCCATCCCATAAAATGTCCTGCGACACAGCCTTCCACCCTGAACGGTGGTCTGAAGATGTCGATCTAGATGTGGTTGATGAGGACTGGCTTGTCGGTATCTCATGCAACCCTAACGAACCAGAGGAATGTGAATCATGTCAGTAAAACTCCTGAGCAACACCATCAATATCCTTGTCGGCCTTCTGAAAGCTGCTGTAGCCCAGCGCACCAAGAAGCTCGATGACCATGCGGCCAACGCAGAGCGCCTCCTCGGCCTCCAGCATGAGGAGTACCTTCAGGCTCGTACCGAGCTGGAGATGTCTCAGGCTAACCAAGCCATCAAACTGTACAAGTCCCTCGACGAAGCCAAGAAGGCCCTTGCCGGTATTCAGTAATGAGTATGTGGCTTCAGGGGTTCATGGTCTTCTTCGCAGCTTACTTTACGGTAATGCTGCTGGGATTCCAGTCCAAGCTGATGCGAGACAATAGGTGGTTCTGCTCCTTCTTTACAAGTTGGGGCATCACCTTCGCACAGACTGCCGCGGTTTGGTCCGTGGCTAACAACCACCTAGGGATCTACCTACTCGTCTTCATCAGTGGGTGGGGTGGTTCCTTAGGCATCGTGTCTGCACACTTCGTGTATGATGCGTATGACAAATGGAGAGGTAAACAACATGCGTTATGCAGTTCGACTGATCAATAACCCTCGACCAAACCCAATCTTTGTGGAAGCAACTGAGTTCCACGCATTGGGCCAAGCGGGTGGGATCACCTTCTTTGCTGAACGTATGCGAGAAACCGGTGGTGTTGACCAATGGGGTAACCCACGTCGTCAACGTCAACGTGTAAGCGTCGCGTTCTTCAACAATGTGGAATCCGTTCTGGAGATGCCAGAGGAAGATCCGGGTCTCCCAGAGGTTGGCCTTGAAGGTGCTGTACCCTTCAACATGGGCGGTACTTTCGCAGAACCTCAGGCATGGGTCGATGAGGCCCCTACCGAATGGGGACGCCTTAATAACACCTTTGAACAGGTCCGGCCTCGTGGTGCACGGGCACTTGGCGGAGCAGCTCAGGCTATCCCAGCTACAGCTCCCGCAGTGGACGACGACGGGGTTAACTGGGACGCAGAACGGACTGAGTGATGAATGATCCTTGGAAACAAGCATTCCTTCTGGAGTGCTCCGTTGCCGAGATCATGGCTCGCCAAGCCCGTCGTGGGGTACACGTAAACCAAGTGAAGGCTGGATTCTACATCCACGTCCTGAACGAGAAGATCCTTGAACTGGATCGTTACGCTGTACCCCAGATGCCCAAGATGCTGGCAAAAGGTTGTACCGCACAAGAACCATACCTCAAGTCTGGGGCACTGAAGAAGAACGTAGAAGATTGGTTTGCTAAAGAAGGGGCTGAGTTTGTCCCTGAAGGCGGCTTCTGCGGGATCTCTTGGGTGCCCTTTGACATGGGGAAGACCGAAGCCATCAAGGAATTCATGGCCGGTCCGTTGGGATGGGAGCCTGACACTTGGAAGTTTAAGGACATTACGATGCACTCCAGCATCAAACGTCCACTCAACCAAGTTGAGCTAGATGCAACGTTAGAAAACTACATGTTTGACCTGAAGAATACGAACCTCGGTAAGAGACGTATGCAACTCCTTGGGATCAAACCGGGTACTATGACGAAGCGTCAGGTCAAAGAGTTGCTGCTCAAGAAGAAGAAGGTGCCCGCTGGCGCGAAGCTAACGGAATCCTCTCTGGACGGGATGAAGGGAGGTGGCGGACTGGGCATGGCCCTGAAGTCACGCTTGACCCTTGCACACCGTAGGAGTCTGATCAAGGGCGTATTGGAGTTGGTGAGGGACGACGGTCGCATCGAGGCGGGAGCCATCACGATCGGTACACCAACCATGCGTATGCGGCACAAGGGGGTGGTGAATATCCCCAAAGCTGCCTCGTACGTACTCTTTGGTAAGCAATGCCGTTCACTGTTCGAGAGCAGTCCGCTGCCCGAGACAGACGGTGCTTACTTCCACCGTGGGTTGGTGTTCCAGCATGGGACCCCTCTCCCCGGTCGCAACGTAGACAAGAAGGGTAATGTCTGTAGGGCTTACGTACCTGCCGGACGCCGGTTACTGATCGGCTACGATGGAGCAGGGCTTGAGCTTCGGATGCTGGCGCATTATGTAAACGATGCCGAGTATACCAAGCAGATTCTTGAGGGTGATATCCACTCGTATAACCAAATGCTGGCTGGTCTGCCTAACCGTGATGCTGCGAAGACGTTCATCTACGCCTTCTTGTACGGTGCTGGCGATCAGAAGATCGGAGACATCATTGAGGGCAGTCGTGAGGATGGGGCAGCTATTAAGGCCCGGTTCTTTGAAAGCCTCCCGATGCTCAAAGAACTCATCGACCAAGTCAAGGCTGATGCAGAGAAAGGGTATGTGATTGGGTTGGATGGCCGTAAGCTGTGGCTCCGTAAGGACTCCCGTGGTCGCCCAATGACCCACAAGGCACTCAACCTGTTGTTGCAAGGTGCTGGTGCGGTTGTCATGAAGTACGCAATGGTGCTCCTTGAGGAAGCCATTGAGAAAGAAGGTCTCGACGCGTGGAAAGTCATTGACATGCACGACGAGGGGCAGTACGATGTTCATCCTAAGGACGGAAAACGTATGCAGGAACTTATGGACATCTGTGTCAAGAAGGCTGGCGAATTGCTGGGTATGAACTTGCCTCTGGCGAGTGACTCCGTAGTCGGCCACAACTGGGCAGAGACCCACTAATGAGGAGAGCCTAATGGCTAAGCAAGAACGTTGGATTGTTACCACCCCTGTAGTTGAGCTGGGTTACGGTTACTTGCGTACACCGGACTTCAAGTTCAACCCGGATGGTGACTTCAAGCAGGACTTCTACATGTCCCCAGAGCAAGCGAAAGCGTTCTGTGCGGCCATCGAGTCCGACCCCCGTGCCAAGGTGAAGGGTAAAGCTGCAAAGCTGAAGTTCACCAAGGAAGATGGCACCATCAAGTTCAAGACCAAGCAACACGCTAAGGTCAAGAGCAAAGCTGGCGAAGTCTTCGAAATGAAACCACGCCTGTACTACATCGTCGGTGGCAAGACTGTCGAGTACCCTGATGACGCCCCAATGCCATACCGTGGCACCAAGGCCGAAGTCGAGGTGGAAGTGATTCCATTCGAGGGTTTCGGTGGTGGCCTAACACTGCGTCTGCGTGCTATGCGTCTCTTGGAGATCGTAGAGGGCGGCGCTAAGACTTCGGGCAACTGGGGTGAAGTGTCGGAGGGTTACACCTCCACCGCGGTAGCACGTCCTGATCCGGGCACCACTGGCGACGCTGATGGTGAATTCGATCCTGACGAAGAAGCAGACGACGCTGATGGCGAAGAACGCTTCTGATGCTTGGGACAATGACGAGTTCCTGCGTGCCGATCTGGCGCATGCTGTGAGCACTCTGGGGGCCGCTCTGCGTGCCCTCCAGCGTCACCCAAGGTATCGACCAGTAGGACAAGCGGAGGCCCGGATGTTCTGGGAAGACCTCTCCGATGATTTAACTTGTATGCGGGAGAAAGAGAAGAATGGGAAAGGCAGACCGTGATGCAGCAATCGCTCACATGTCTCGAAACAGCAGCGAGAAAGACCCCAATGGGATCAATCAACACGCCCCCGGTGCTAAGCTGGATAGCGGAAAACAGCGCCCCGCACTCATCATTGATTCCATGTCTCGCGCGATTGATGGAGTCGTCGCGGTGGGAACCTTCGGAGCTAACAAATACTCTGACGGAGGATGGATTGAAGTTGTTGATGGGATCAACCGCTATCGTAACGCTCAACTCCGACACGAATCCAAACGTGCAAGGGGTGAGCTTGTGGATAAGGACTCGGGGCTCCCACACGACTTCCACATTGCTTGGAACATTCTGGCCCAAGTTGAACTGAAAGCACGACGAGGAGACTACGATCAATGATTGGTAATGAGTTCTGGACACCGTTGGAGATCCCCCCGGATGGCGTCGTCTATGAGGACAGCGTATATCTGGTCATCCCAACACCAGCACTCTGGCGTGAGCTTGCAAAGGAAAAGCTGGAACGAACTCTCCTAGAGTATTCGATCGTAAATAAACGTTGGGGGGCTCTTGAGGGCTCAGCCAACACACTCGCTACTGCGGTGATGACCACACGGTCGCTCACTGAGCAGTACAACGAGTTCATCAAAGAGGAAGCACCTAATGGAAACGTTGTTGGATTCCCGGGCAAAAACCGTCCCGAGTAACTACAACGTCCAAGGCTACGCATCGGATTTGCCGGGTTCTGAGGAGCCCGGTTTCTCCCTTACAGCGGAGCAATGGGCGAAAGCGGATCGAATGGCTGACCCACATTACGACTGGAGTAACTACCAGAACGCAATCAAACACAGCCTGTTCGATCACCCAGATTTCGCACACCGCGAACACGACATGGCCGTGACCGAGGAGTGGAACACCATCCTTGCCGACCTCGAACCGTTTCGGAGGTAAGATGCCAGATTTCAGACTGGAGTCACGCTACGTGGTCATCAAGACACGCTACATGACTGCTTCCCAACGAGAGGCTCTCCGGGCTCTCATTTGGGAACAAGGGATTCCAACCGAGGACTGCGTAGTCATCGAGTCGGATTGGCCGGAGTATACCCCAGTGTGCGACATGCTCTTCGGGAGGATTGACCGTGAGGCTTCTGATCGACGGTGATATCAGCCGCTACGAACTGGGAGCTGTGTGTCAGTCCGTAGAGATGCACTTTGGGCAACCAGTAGCGAGGCCCCACAGTGAGCAGAAAGTACGAGAGGTCGTTGATCGGTTCGTTAACGGGATCGTTGATCGGACAGACAGTGATGGATTTGAACTGTTCCTCTCAGCAGGGACCAACTACCGTAACGCCATCGCCGTCACGCATCCATACAAGGGTCAGAGGCATGCCCCCAAGCCTTATCATTGGGCAACAGTGGGTGACATCCTGCGTGAGGATTACGGCGCTTACACGGTGCATGGAGCCGAGGCCGACGACGTCTTGTCGATATTCGGACGAATGGACCCAGACAATACAATCATCGGTAGCCGGGATAAAGACCTGCGAATTGTACCATGTTATCACTACTCTTGGGCCTGCGGTAAGACGCAGCCAGAAGTACCAGTTCACCGTGTGGAGGAACTGGGATGGGTGGCAGCGAAGGCCTACAACTCCGGTGGCTACAAGCTCGTAGGTGAGGGCTTGAAGTTCTTCTATGGACAAGTATTAGCAGGTGACGCAATTGACAACTACAAAGGGTGTCCGGGCTGCGGTCCTCAAAAGGCAGCTGCTGCATTGGCTCATTGTGGCAGTGAAATTGAGCTGTTCGAAGCAGCCAATCGGGTCTATACCGCGAAGATGGGCCCAGTACAAGGATTACAACTCTTAATTGAAAACGCACGCTTAGCGTGGCTCTTAGACGACGCAGAGGTAACTTACGATGCCAACGACATTCATGTATCCCCGAAATGCTTATGGGAACCGCCAACGTCCATTCCAAATGGTCAGCCCGAGCGGACAATTCCTCTCTCCACGAAGCTCGAACCCGCAGATGATCCGACTGAAAGATCAGATTGGTCGCCTCCGTGGTGTGATCGAACAGGTCCTGCCTGATGGCTGCCCATTCGTTATCGGGGGCGGACTGGTTCGAGATGCTCTCTACGGTGGTCGACCAAACGACATCGACGTGTGGCTCCCGAGTAACATTCACGTACCTGATGTTGATTCCTTCTGCACATTCATGGTCAACCGTGGATACGGCCCACGCCAAGGCTTCCAAGGCCAAGTTATCTTCCGCGGTCCGGGAAGCCGAGTCGAGGAAGTCCAAGAGGGCATCTTTGGAGGCTTCAATAACGCTGAGCATGACGAAGCTGGGTATGGTGACGTACACAACCACTGGGTCGTAGAGCTTCAGCCTATGGGTAACAACCTTGCGGGTGTTCCAGCAGCTGACTGCCCACGCATCAACATCATGCGGAACATGGCCCGCTGGACTGGTGACGCTCCTTCGTTCTTCACTGAGATCATGCGCAACTTCGACCTCGATCTGTGCATGTACTTCGTGGGTTACATGCCGGGGCAGAACACGGTGAATACTGTGATCATGCCTCAGCACTTGCAGAACTCCCTGCTGAACAGCCGGATCAACCACCACCGGGTTGCGCCGACCCGCATAAACGAGGTATACTGGAATCAGGCACGCTTGGAAACTACTTCCACAGAGCGCATCCTTTCCCGTGTACGGAAGATGAACGAGAAGTACACTCTGAACCTTCCTGAGGACATCCAGCGTATTGTGATGATCCCCACTGCGGAGATCATTGCGGTCCCAGTGTTGTTCCGTGACATCATCAATTGCTTCAATGGCAATGGTGGTTACGGTGCAGCAGCCATCCCTACTCGAAACAATCGAGTTCACCAACACCAGTGGGATGAAGCCATGGCTGTAGCTCAACAGACCTTCGATAACTATCGGAACCGTCTGATGGCTGGCGGCGCTATGGTCCCACCGGGTGTCACACCTATGGCGTTCCTGCGCCTCGGTAACTACTAAGGAGGACGCATGCCACAAGGCCGCTGGTTTCGACCAAGAGACACCGGCCTGAAGGGGACTGGCTACGACAGCAAACTTGAACAACGGCTCCACGAGGGGCCACTCAAGGGCGCTGTCCACCATCCCCCCAAGGTGAAGTATACATGGGAGCACACGTATGAACCTGACTTTGTGGTGGATCACGGTGGGACTACCATCTTGGTTGAGTGCAAGGGCTACTTTATGGATAGAGAAGACTGCACCAAATACCTGTGGGTGCATCGTGCCCTGCCAGAGAACTATGAGCTCGTGTTCTGTTTTGAGACGGCCCATAAACCCATCCACTTCCAAAGCAAGCGAAAAGACGGAACTAAAATGACCCACGCTGAGTGGGCTGAGAAGCATAATTTCCGTTGGTTTGATGAAACTACCATAGGAACCCTGACCCAATGAAAATTGTACTAATCGCAGACACTCAGCGACGCCCGGACAATGTCCAGATCAACACCCCGCTGGACCATGCACTCGGCAATCTGATCGTAGAGGAGGAGCCGGACATCGTTGTACACATCGGCGATCACTTCGATATGCCTTCGCTATCGACGTATGATATGCCGAAGAACAATCGGAGGACTATCGATGGACGGGAAGTTGCAGCTGATGTGGCAGCCGGACGCGAGTCTATGGACCGGATTCTTGCGCCTTTACGGGATCTCCAACGACGCCAGAGGGATAGTAAACATCGAGTGTATCGACCTCGAATGGTCTTTACTCTTGGAAACCATGAGGAAAGAATTCTCCGGTTTCCCGAGTTACGAGGCTTGGTTGGTCTCTCGGATATGTTTGCAGGAACCCCGTGGGAGGTGTACGATTATCTTGAACCGGCCTGTTTTGGAGGAGTCGAATTCGTCCACTACGCGGCCAACCCTCTCTCGGGCAGACCTTATGGCGGGTCGGCTGAGTACCGTTTGAACAAGACCAAGATGTCCGTTTGTCAGGGCCATGAGCAGACCTTCAAGTATGCCATGGAGTTCCTGAACAACGGCCGTGCTCTGAGCTTCCTCGTAGGCGGTTCATGCTACCTGCATGACGAACCCTACAAGGGCCCACAGGGCAACAACCACTTCCGTGGCTGCTTCATCCTGCACGATGTGAAGGACGGCACCTACGATCTGGAACAGGTGTCTTGCTCTCGCTTGTTGAAGGAGTACCTGTAATGTCTATGCTGCAACTGAAGCATCTGTTCTATAAGGGGGTATCCGCGTGGTACACCCAGAAGAACATGGGTGCCCACAGCAAGCCGGTATGGCGGTGGCTGATCCAGTGTAATGAGGGCGGGACACCGTTCAACTTCACCATCGGTCGCTACCAGCCTGAGTATATGAAGAAGTGGCCTCTAAGTCCTGAGGTCTTCTTCTACGTGTACTTCTTCGGTTACAAATGGTACACGAAGAATAAAAAAGGCTTGACAGGGGTCGGGGAGGGTTGATATACTGACCTTATAGACCCTTTATGCCCCGCTGTGTATAATACCTATAGTATAGGTACAAAGAAACCCCGAGTCTGGTTAATAGCCCTCGGGGTTTTCTTGTTTCTAGACCTTAGCCAAGTGCAGCCTTAGTCACGTTCTGCCATGGTTGCCAGCTAGTGGTGAACACACGATAAACAAGGTTACCAGTGCTCATCAAGAAGGCAAGTTGTGCAGCGTTGGTAGCAGAGACAAAGTTCATAACCATATCACCGTTGGCGGTGCCCGTAGGGCGACCAGTAGTGGTAGTGGTCATGGAACGAAGTCCACCGACTGTCCAAGTATCCAAGTTCGAGATAGTTGGAGCAAGACCCGGCATGAACCCCTCAATGTTCAAGGCGTTAGCCAAGAGAGCAATAGTGGTTACGCCAGTACCACCCTGAGCTGCACTCAATGGAGTGCTTAGGGCAGTCAACGAAGTAATGTCCGAGTTAGCTCCAGATTTAGCTGCTGCAATCTCAGACCGAGCTTCCGCTTGCGTCATCCCCGATGCAACAAAGTCCGGCTTGTCCGTCACGAGTGCCCAAGAAGTTGGGAACTCTGTAGGTTTGCCAGTGACATCATCCCATGCGGTAATACCAGCCGCTGCCTCTAGATCTAACTCCCCAATAGTCCCATCCAGTTTTTCGAAAGTCACCCTAGCCGACGCAATGCGATAGATAGGTTGACCACTCAGTGTTTCTTTGTAGTACGTACTCATGTTTACTCCTTAGAGAGTTCTTTCAACCCATCTTGGAAAGGTTTGATCTGTCCAGCAGGGGTTTGCTTGAACAGGAACTGCCAAACGTATCCGCTCGTAGGATCATCCTCGAAGGACCCAATGGTCTTGTAGGCTGCCTGAGAGGCGTCGTTGATCATGCCAACCGCAGGCCCTGCCACCGAACTGATCGCATCTTGGCCGTAACGGTCAGAGGACATCATGTTGGTCAGGTACTGGACAGTCATTGGTGCCAAGGTACGGTTGAAGGTGTCAAACACCATCTGACCCTCTGTACGCTTGTCTTCAGGTTCGTTGAACCCGGATTTGACATAGCGCGCCAGTTGATCCTGAGCCATACCAATGTACAACATCAAACCTACAGTAAAGGCCGTTCCCAAGGTCGCAGCTGCGGCGCCTGTGTAAGAACCCTGATAGCTCGGCTTCATCCGACGGAGGAGCTGAGGCAGGATGATGTTGGAGTAGGCGGTAGGATACCGCTTGAGTTGAGCCAGAGGGGCAGCGTATCCGTTGCTCATCCACAGTGGCATGTCGCTGGAGTTAGGCTCCAAGACCGTTTGGGTCGAGGCCCTACGTACCACCAACCGTTGAACCTCACGTGCCCGTGCGACCTCTCCGGGGGTGCTAGGAGCATACAACTTCATAGCGTCTGCTTGATCCTTGACATCAACACCGAGAGAGCGCAGCTCATGGAGAGCCTTAGCGCCTCGGCCAGAAGTGAAGTCCAGACCAGAAGCCAGAAGGTGGAGGTTAGAGTCGTACACACGCTTACCAGTGAGACCACCAAGGGTACGCTGAGCGTGGGTCAAAGCGGACAGTCCATTGGCCATGAAGAACAGACGGTTGACCTTAGCAGCCGTGCGGTTGTACGCAGTGGCCCCAAGGCGCTCCCCTACGAGGTTCTGGGTGGACTTCCAGTCTACACCAGCCTCACCTGCGAGTTTAGACCACTCACTCCGTGGGACACTCTTGAACGCCGCTGAGGCGATACCGTGGAGGTTCTCATACATGGCTGGAGCTACAGAGGCGAGTGTATCGCCAATGTTGAACCGGACCATCGGAGTAGCGAACTCAGTCATGGACATGAAGGCAGCGAACGGGAGAGTCTTCAGGTTCATCGCAGTGCCCAATGCAGCGTAGGCATTCTTGACGTCCTGAGACTTGATACGACCGTACATACCGTTGTAGGCGTCAGCCACACCGTACATCTGATCGATCTCACCCTTGGTCACCTGACGGCCAGCCTGTTGAGCCTCGTAGACACCCTTAGCGATCCGGGCGTTGAGGATCTCACCGCTAGGACCGAAGCGTTCTGCGAAGGCCACACGGTGGGCTGCACCATGCAGGTAGTCATTGATCGCACCTTCTTTCTGTTTAGCTGTCTGCTCTTGGGCCCACCGGGAGCGGATCTCTTGGGGAACCTCGTTGAAAGCACGAGTGAACTCCAGATTACTGTTCTTCGGAGGAACCGAACCTTGAGCAAACTTACCACGGAGAGTGTTTGGGTCCCCGGCCTTGGTGAACTGAGCCATGATCTGCAACTGACCCGGAGTGAGCCCCGGCTGCACCAACCGATCAATGGATGGAACAGCGTTGGCGTCTCTGGGATTGTCAGCCTGCCGCAGGAACTCGTCAACAGCTGCTGCTGGGTCCTTAATGAATGGGGCAATCTCTTGCTCGAACTGAGCACGGTTAGTCCGAACTCGTTCTACATCAAGGGTATCCGGGATGTAACCTTCGACACGACCAATATCCAGTCCAACCTTATCAGCCTGATCCCAGACGTCGTCGAGCAGAGAGCGTACCTTCACCGCGTTTGGATCAGTCATCTGGGCCTTGGGCTTAACGAGGTCCGCAAACATCGCGTCCTTCTGCGCCTCATTGAGACCACGAGTTGCCTCCTCGAACCGGGTGTGGAGAGTGCCGGAGTTGATCTCGTAGCGCTCATGCACGGTTTCCCCAGAGGCTTTCTGCCCAGTCATATCAGGACGGAAGTCACGAATGAGGGATTCAAACTCAGGGCTAACGCGAGCAAGCGGGTCGAGAGGGGCAGTAGCTTCTCGCATGGTTACATCAACGAACTTATTGAGCAGACCGTGCGGGGCCGTACTGGACTGTAACTGTGACGGATCAACAGCCGTCCCCGGAGTAACATTATGCTGAACCATCCGATCCAGAATTTCACCACCGGCTCGAAGGCCGCCGCCCGCTACAGCACCTCCGAATGCACTATCGACGGCTCGATGCATTACCTCGTCGGCAGAGTAGGGCATTCCTGTTGCAGCACCTACAGTGAGGGCTTGGGATACGTCTGTAGCAGCGTTAACCGCCGCACCAGTCCCGGCACCAACCATGACCGACTTGATACCGTCTATGGCGACCTTAGGTGGGATGTTAGCAGCGAGGGCGTGCATGTATACAGTTTCAGGGCTAATGTACTTAAGCAGTGGCTTAGCCATAATGCCAAAGCCCACGGCATCGAGCATACCAGCGGCGGAGCCGAAGGCCAGAGCGGTCATAGGGTGCTCGCCCTGTGGGTCCCTCTGTTTGAGTTCGACTTGAATGTTACCTGTATTCAGGCCGAAGCTCGTCAGAAAGGCTGCACTTGCTGCTGCACCGGCTTTACCCACAAGGCCAGTGATACCGCCTGCCTTAGAAGCCAGAGCGGAGGCTGTACCAATTGCCGCTACCTGCGGAGTCAGCTGACCCACTTGGTTCGTGAGAAAGCTAGAGACTTGGTCCCAGTCATAGGGGTCCGTGATATCCGCGGAGCTGGCGTATTGCGGAGTACCATAGGCAGCCGCTTGCTCCAGTTGCGTCTCACGGATGTCCTGACCAAAGTCTTTGAGAAACTGGTTGTTAGTAGCCTGCCCTACAGTCTCAACCAATCCGCCACCAGCGGCTTGAAGTTGGTCTACGCCTCGCCCTACAGCGCTACCGAAGCTGTTTGGATCAGACGGTGTGTCTTGTGATACCCACTCTTCCTGAGGGGCAGCTGGAGCAGCCACAGGGGCTGCCACAGAGGGAATAGGAGCAGGGGCCCCCTGAGGGGCCTCTACTGGTACTGCGGGAGTCGCTTGGCCGCCATTGAGAGCTTCTAGGATCTCAGGACGTACTCGCCCATACGGGCTGTCGACCAAACCATCATTAGCGGCCATGTGATTCTCCTCACTGGGTAGATGCTTTACGCTTCTTCACTCGGGTTTCAGTGTTGGTGATGCCGGGAAGATACCCGATACCACCACGTGTCCCAGTCTCATACTGCGCCTGATCTCCAAGACGGAGGGCAGCAGCGGATGGGTTATCAAAGAAAGCAGGATCCTGAGAGGCATTCCGACGAAGCTGTTGAGCCATGGCAGCCCTAGCGGCCCCATTGAGCTTAACACCTTGACCAGCATACGTCTCTTCGACAAGGGCCTCTGCTTCCTTGGTAGACAGCTTCGGCAGGTTCCCCTTCTCTTTAGCCGCTACCCCACGAGCACGAAGCAAGTTGGATGTACGGTCATTGACACTCTGCTCTCCACGACGCTCGATCTGAGAGTCGATGTTACGTTCCGTGGCTGTTAGTTGTCTCTCACGCAGTCCCTGTGCAGCTTGGAATTGCTCAGTGTCCTGTGCCATCTTCTGTTGCTGTAGCGTGAGGCCTTGGGCTCTCAATCCTAGAGCTGCACCACGGTATGCGTTGGTTGAGGCTTGACCTTCTCGGGAGATGTCATTCCGTTCTGCCCCGAGGCCCACTTGGGCTTCTTGGTACTCACCTGTATTGTCCACAGACTTAGCATAGGTCTGGTTACGGTTCTTGGTCTCTTCCAACTTCAGCAACTCCAGCTTCATATCCTGCTTGGCCTTAGCCGCAGCTGCGTCTGCCTTACGTTGTGCTTGTCCACTAGCGAGTTCCCGATCCATCTGCTTGTTCATAGATCCCACAAACAGTTCGGTAGTCTTCCCAGACTTGTCCAAGACGGAGGCCAACAGGCCACCAGCCACCAGAGCAATCCCAAGGTACTTCGATAGACCTTGGTTGTCCATGGTCTTCATGTTGGCCACTTCTTCCTTGACAGCGGCTTGTTGTTGATCGGGAGTCAGACTCTTGCCTGTACGTGCTTGGTCAGCCTTGACGACGGTCTCAGCTGCTGCTGTACGGGTGAGCTGACCACTGTTGAGTGCGTTCAGGGATTGATCTGCAACTTGTTGCTGCATACCTACCTTCTGCTGCTCAGCGGCCCCTACGGCGGCCTGTGGAGTCTGAGGGTTAGCCTCAGCTACTGGACCTACCGGGGTTTCCTCAAGGCGAGGGCTCATGTCCTGATTGAAGTAGTTCCCACGGGCTTGTTGTGGGTCGCGCAGGTCCAGAGGAGCCTTACGCTGCATCCCAGCATCCAACGTCCGCTTAGCTACATCAGAACCGAACTGCCATGCGTCACCAGCCATCTGAGGGCCCATGTTGGCCACTGCGAGCTGAGCCTGTTGAGCCTGTTGCTCTGGGGTCAGTTCACCATCTGCCACTGCCTCAGGGTTCACAGCGTCAGCTACGAAGCCCAGTGGACCTAAGAGTTTACCACCGACTCGGGCAAGCTTACCGAAAACCCCGCCAACCTTGCCAGCAGCGCCAGCGGCTTCGTCATAGACTCCACTCGTACCGCCACCCTTAGGGACACTCGTCCCCACGTCACCTGCCGTGTTAGCATAAAAGGTACGTCCGGCACGATCGGGACCGACTCGGGATTGCTGTTGAGACGAGACTGGATCCACGCCAATACGGGGCCGACCTTGCTCAATACCTTGACCACGAGCCTGATATTCACCTTCTCTCCCAATACGCTTAGGTTCTTGGCCAATTTCAGGGCGGCCTGTTTGGGTGGACACTGGGTCTGACTCAAGGAACCCTGAGAGGGCACCACGGGTCACACCACCCTCGCGGGGCATGTACTCACCTTCGACGGCGCCACGCAGGGCACCAGACTTTTGAAGCTCGGCGAGTTCCTTCAGTTGCGCAGGCGTAAGTGCCTTACCACCGAAGAAACCCTCGCCAAAGAAATTAGCCATTTGCTCTCTCCTTACATGCGACTTGCTTGAGTCGAGCTGAGGCCACCGCCACCAGAGTTCCCACCACCCACCGCGTTACCAGCCATCGAACCAAGCTGTGCGCCGGCTGCTGTACCCATTGGGCCCAAGAAGGAACCGAGGATACCACCACCGATTGCGCCAACTGTACCCCATGGGGATGCCCCACCGGAGCTACCCTTGGTAGTCGACTGACCAGATACTGTGCCGCCCATGTCACCGGAGATCAACGATTGGTATGCCTTGAGGTCGTCAAGGGACACGTTGTTCTCGTAGGTCCACTTCTGGAGTGCCCCGGCAATCTCGTTCTGGTTCTGAGTCTGCTGCAACTGACCAGCATTATACTGGAGTTGG